TATTGGTAATTTGTGAGCAATAATTCTTTTCATACTTCCTCCGTAGCTTTTTCAATTACATCAGAAACACTTTGCATTGCTTGCTCATGTTGATGTGCTTGTGGGATTGCTTGATCTTGAATCATCTTCATTACAGAGGCAACTTGATGAAAAGGCAAGTGAGCCAGAGTATGCAAGATTTCATTCACTTGATCAACAGTAAATGTTAAATCAATTGTTAAATGTCCGATTGGGTTTTTTTGATCTGTCATTTTTAATCCTTTAGTCAATTTGAACGATGGAAGCAGTAGCGGCTCCAACATAGATATTAGAACTTGGTGTTATAGGTTTTGAAATAGAACTTGATGTAGTTGGAGTAATCACATTTGCATTCGCAAGTGCAAGGTTTGTTCCTGTACCTGAGTAAGCAATAGCTGAATTTCCTGCAGTCCAAAAACTAGAATCATTATCAGCTGTTGAGTTAAATGCTTTGCTTGTCCAAGTAATTAAATCACTAGATGAATATAAAGTTGCTCCATCTATCAACCAATACTGAGATCCAACATAAGTCAACTTATCTGTTGCCCAATTAGATGATGTGTAATTTGCAGATGTTTTAAAAGCAAATGCATTTACTTCACTCCCACTAGTTGTGTAGATACCGCCTGATGTGTGAAAAATATTGAGTGAATTTAATTGATAAATATTTGCAACAGAGGAAATCATTGTTGTCCATGTGATTCCATCTGTGCTGAAAACTGTTAAACCTGAACTATTTATAGCCCAGAATTTTCCATTACCATATCTAAGTGGACCTGCACTTCTATTGTCCAATTGCGTTGAGAAGCTTGAAGCTCCAACATTTCCGAATGTCCAACTCGTTCCTTGATTGTTTGTTCTTGCAAAGTATCCGTTTGAAAATAAGATAACTAATATGCTTGTTGATAAATCACCGCTTCTTGCAAAGCCAACGCAATTACCTGAACCTCCTCCTGCCGCGCTGTAATCCCATCCCGCAGGACTAGCCGTATAGGATGGGTGACCCATGTAGGGATACCAACCTCCGTTATATGTGTCTTGTCTCCATACATTGTTAGTCGTTGATCCTGCTAAATAGACAGCACTATTAGGCATGACTCCTACCGAGCAACATGATCCAATTGTATATCCGTAGCTCGGGTTGTATAAGCCATAGGTCGTTGTTCCAAAAGTGTTTGGACCAGAACCATAAGCCCATCCCGCTTGATAACTACTTGTTGCGTAATGCCCCATAAATACCCAACTGCCATCAAATGGATTTCCTGCAATCACACCCGCTTGAGAAATTGTAATAGTTCCATCACTAAATGCGGCAACAGTTTGTGAAAAGTTCTGATTGCTCAGTACACCACTTGTGCTGACATTAGTTCCCTGTAAATAATTACTGCCGCCTGCTACCTGATAGACAATAGCTTTGTTTGTATAGCTAGCATTTGATGTGTTCTCATAAGCAGGGACAATACAATAATTTCCTACATTGGTATAACCAGTTAAGTGAGAGAATTGAGTTGCAGACCATGTTGATCCATCAGGTGAATACATATATTCACCATTACCAGTATTGTAAATTCTTTGGATATAGTAGCCACCATTCGCCACATAGTATGATCTACCAGAATAGGAACCCATACTATTGCCACTAGTCGTAACAGCAGACCATGTGATTCCGTCTGTTGATGTTCTCAAAAAAGTGTTCTGGTTTGTGCTTGGAACTAAATTGTTTGTTGTTAATAGTTTATTTGGTGATGCCGCAACAGAACCCGTTGAATTTGTACCAGATAAGATCGCAATATATGGCTGAGTAAATGTTGTGAAGTCAGCTGTGTAATATGATATCCCCGCATTGCCGTAGAAATAATTAGTGCCAATGTAGCTGATAGCATAGATAGTTGTTCCAGATTGGAATACTGTTGCCGCAGTCCAACTCAATGGAGTTGAAGTAGCATAGTAGCTACGACCACTGCCACCACCAGTTACAAATTTTCCACCACCATAAGTAATCGCATAGCAAGGAAAAGTAGTAGGCAATGCAACTTCAGTCCATGTCACTAAGTCTGTGCTGTGATGAATTGTCCCTCCAGTAGCGTTACAAACAACATAGTAACCATTACCAAATGTGATGTTTGTTAGCTGTACAGTTGGGGTGAATGTTCTGCGCGTGTAAGTGATCCCATCTGTGCTAGTTAATATAAGTCCAAGGGCATTAGAGGAATCTTGACCAACAGCAATATAGTTTCCATTCAAATATTTAAACTGTGCAATCTTATAGCTTGATGATGATGCAGTTACATTTGCTTTGTAGTAACTTGTTCCTGATGTTGAAATAGAAATTGATTCACCCGCGCTCAGCGTGATTGGTGATTTCAATAAATTGATTGTTTGCTCGCCAACATTAGATGGGTAATATGTGCTAGAACCATAGCTAGCATAACCACTTAATTGATTGCGAACTAATGGATAAGTAGTTCCATTTGAAACTTTATTCAAAGTAACTGTGTCATAAGAGGCAACCTGTGATGCCGCAAGTACACCCTTAACGACAGCAGTCTTACCGCTTGGCACAGTATAGATTGTTGTTGGTGTAGTTGAGTTATATAGAACTGATGTTGAGATTGGAGTTTGTGCCATGATTGATCCTTAACCCATGAAATAATAAAGAAGTGCGTTGTCTTGTGGAATCTCTGGAACTGGAGGTGTAATCCAAGAAGGAGCTACACCCGCGCCATTGCTTTGCAAATATTGTCCAGATGTTCCAACACTCGCTTGCTTCACTAACTTACCAGTTGTCCCATCAAACAGAACAATTGAATTTGTTTGAGAACTTGCCGCACCAGTTACAAAGTCTCCCGCAGGAACATAAGCTAATTGCCATGCTGTTCCGTCATAGACCTTCATTCTATTGACTGTGGTGCTAAAGTAAAGCGCACCAGTAAGAATGGGGTTGCCATCATTATCAAGTGTCGGGTCTGAAGCCTTCGCGCCTAGCATCCTGTCATCAAACAAATCCCAAGATGCAGATGCAGATGTTGCGCTTGCTGTTGAGATACCCGCCTGAGTGGTAGCAATACCCGCTTGGGTCGTTGCAATCCCCGCTTGGGTTGTCGCTATACCCGCCTGAGTTGTTGCGGTTGTCGCGGCTGTGCTTGCCGTTGTCTGTCTTGTGTTTACATCCACTTGCAAAGCATTAGCTTCAGATTGGAATGTTGGCAATGCACCCAAGAAAGCATCGGCTCGAGTCGCAAAGTTTGTCGGGTCTTCCCGACTCGGTGGCGTTGGTAATGGACTGATAGCCATATTTGTTTCCTTTAAATCAAACCTTCAACTTCAAGTCTGCACCAGCTCTTAGTTGGATAAGCAATGTCAATTGTGAAATCTCGATAAAAACCATATACAACTAATGGCGCGTAAGCAACTTCTTCAGAGCCAATATAAACACTAGGAATAGCGCGAACATCTGCCAAGATTCTTTGAACGCCATTGATGCTGTCATTGTTCACCAAGAACTGACCACTCATTCGCTTACTGAAAGCTCGTTGAACGAATGTTGTTTTGCCAGTTTCATTGTCTGTATCTTTGCGACTGTAATCAATGATGCCGACAGTTGCACCGATCTCTGTACCCAATGCACCTAATGTATAAACAGTCCCAAACAATAATTCGCCAATAGCGACAGCACTTCCTGAATTCAATGTCATTGTAATTCTAGCATTCAGATAAGGCGGTAAGTCAGTCAATACAACTTCACCAAGCTGAACGAATGGCTCAAAGAAATACATATACCAGTCTAAGATGATCGTGCCATCAAGAGGAATTGTCCTTGTGTAAACTGGAGGACTTGCCCCTGCATTAGTAACTGTAATTGTTACGCTCTGTCCCACCAAGCCAATCATTGCGACACTATTCACAATTCCAGTTGCGACTGTTACTGTAAGAGGTGCGACAGATTTAGTTGTTGTCGTGCTTACTTGCCCATCAAACATCGCGTGTTTGTTATCAGGACCGATGTTCTCCCAAAAAGTTGGACTCGTATCAGGATCATGGCCAGTATTAGAATTGACCAAACTGTTGAAGTAATGTATTCCGTGATCTACTTTTGCGTTCTTCGCGTAAGTAGTTCCTGCACTCCAAGCCGCATAAGCCTCCGTCACATTGCTTGACAGAATCATTTCAGGAGTAACTGTAACTGGCTTTATGACTTTCATACTGTTACTGTGTCCAAAGGTTGATCAGCATCTGTCTTAACAGTAAGACCACGAACATCCCAGTTATCTTGCAGTTTAAATATCTTGCTAGTGTTGACGGCTGTTGATCTAGCCTCGTATCTTAGCTGACTGACTTCTTCTCGTAAAGCCCTTATCTCACCCGCAACCTCACCGCCAATCATTGATGCTGTTTGCGATGCGTTGAATACAGTTCCTGAATTTCCAAAGTTAATTAGTTCAGGACCTTGCTCTCCGACCAAAGCCATACCACCACCATAAGAACCTCCTGATGCAAACCTATCAACAAAGGAATTGTCATCAGCAATCATTGATGCTGTCGTAACTTGGCTTACAAACGCAACAGATGCAGATGCAATTTCATTTGCGCGGCTGATTGCCGTTGCCGCATTATTCCATGCGGCTGTTGCAGATGCGTTAGCCGAAGCGATCTCTGCTTTAGCATCATTGAATGCGCTTCCAACTGCTGTTGCAACTTGTGCCAAACCATTCGTTGTCGCACCTTCTAAAGATTCAACTGCGCTTGCTACTGAAACAATTCCAACATCAATATTATTTAAAGAGTTAATTTGAATATCGGCATTTGCTGTTGCTGTTGCCGTATCTGCTTCTGTCAAAATTTTAATTTGATCAAGCAAGGTATTTGTCGGAGCCATCTTTGCAAGCTCTTGCAATGTCAAATTCTGAGTGTCCAACAATCCCTGCACATCAGCAAAATTCTGCTGAAGGTTAATCAATGCCGCAAACTGTTCTTGACCTAGAGTCGTACTTACATCAATGCTTTCAAGCAAAGTTCTAAAGTCTTGTCTCTGTTGCAATGCCGCGATCTGCTGTTCTGTAAACCCTGCTTTCTGCAAAGCCTGAACAAGGGATGTAGCAATGACACCCGCTTGCTCTTGCTCTGTGTAGTAGTTCGCCATGAAGCCTTGTGCCTTGGCAATCAGTTGATCAATACCGCCAACAAGATTGGATACCGCAAGGACAGCATCTTCACCACTCAAAGCCAAAGCCTCAAATGGACCACCCATCAATGTCAGAGTTTCAGATGCGCCAACCAATGCCGCTTTCAATTCAGCGATGGCATTGACAACCGCTAAGACTTCTTCAAGTGTCGCGCCTTCTTTTATGGTTGCCGCAAGATTAGCCGCCCACTCAGGCAACTGCATACTCTGAACCATCGTGCGAACATCTGTCGCGATCTTCAAAGTGAATTCTTCAAATCCTGCGGCTGAATCCGAGAACTCAAATCCAGGCCACTTGTCGGCTCCTTGCGCCCAATCAACAAGGCTCTTACCGCTTGCAAGAATCTTCAACGCGCCCCATGCACCATCTGCGCTTGAGTCATCTGCGAAGCCAAGACCGACAACAACTTCCTCGGCTCGACCGAATGCTCGCTCTAATCCGTTCAAAGTATTTGCAATGCTTCCCGCCATGTTGACGATTTGCGTTTGCATTTCTTTGTTCACATCGACAACAAAGTTAAGCTCAGAGCCAGTTGTTCTTGTCGCACCCGATGCGCTCGCTGTTGCCGCGCCACCTGTATGCATAGTGCCTGAGTCATCCATTGATTTAATCAAAGATACTAAAGCCGCCGCCGCCGCCACATAAGGCATTACAGCACCCGCGCCAAGACTCATACCGCCCATGATGCTTCCATTGCCCATCATTGCAGATGACGCGCCCATCATGTCCATGAATCCTGCGCCACTCATAGTTGCGCTTGCGCCAGTTCCGAACAAAGAACCCATCTGACTCGCGCCACCAAGAATACTTCCAAACATTCCACCGCCACCAGTTGCGGCTCCTGCGGCTGTCGGCATCATTGATGCAAAAGCATTTCCGATTGGCGACATGATTGGTCGAATGATGAACTCAGCGACTGTTGACTTGAACTTGTTTTTAATAAAGCTCAAGATGTTATCAACGAATCCCTTGCCTGATTCAAAGCCACGCATCAGCGCATCAGTCAATCCTTCTGTAATAGATGATGCGGCTTTGTCCCATGCGTCTTGTGCTTCTTTAGCGGCTTTAAGACCAATTGCCTTTTCCTTAGAAAGAGCCAATTCAGTCAATGCTTTAGCTTGATCTTTGTATCCATCAACAACGCCTTCGCTCAACCATGCTTCCTCTGCAAGTTCAGCATTGCGCTTTGCTGTTGTTGCTTGCTCATGTAACTTTTCAACTTCTAATTTTGCAATGGCTTCAGCACCCAAGAAGATTGCGTCATTAGATTCTTTTTGTTTTATAACTTCGTCAGTAAGTGCTTTGTTCTTTTTGACGATTGATTCATAGACTGCATAATTAGATTTAGCAGACTCATCAAGAATTTCTTTCTCTAGCTTGGCAAGAGCAATTGCATCTTCAGTAATCTTTAAGAGCTTCAGCTTTTCAAATAAATTATCTTTCTGCGCTTTAGTCAGCTTGAGAGTTCCCGCCTCAATCTCATTTGTGTATTTGATCTCTAGCTTTTGTGACTCAGTTAATTTTTCGCTTGCATCTACTTCAGCTTTATTTGTTGCAATCTTTTCTTCAACGCTAGTCAATAACTTTTTATAAGCATCTTCTAGCTTCTTCAATTCATCAGCTTGTTTCTTTGAAGCATCACTCACATAAGGAGCTTCTTTCTTCACCGCCTTAGATATCGCTGTCATTGTGGAAACTGCTGTGCTTCCGTTTGCGTTCCATGCTTTGTCAACTTCTTCTAATGCACCAGTCCAATTTGTTTTCATGCGATTGGCGTAATCTGTGCCTAGCTTCATCGCACCTTGAAAGTCACCTGTCATCACCGCATAGATTTGTCGACCCGCTGTGTATAGCGTATCAACCATTGTCTCGACAGCTTCGTAAACTAAGACAACAACTATGTAAAGACCTTTGAGTCCAATAGCCAAGCCTTTAGCAATTCGCTCTAGGCGATCACCCTCTGTCATTGATGAGAAGAATTGATCTGCAAGACCTTCAAGAGTCGGCAACAACTCAGCCATCACTTGCATGGAAATACCTTTGAAGCCTTGACCCATCAAATCCAATGTGTCATTAAACTTCTCGGCTCTTGCGGCTGTCTCATCTGTGATTGTTAGACCTAGCTTGCGAGCCATCTCATCAAACTGATCTAAGCTATCTGCACCCGCATTAAGCAATGGAATTAAATCTGCACCTGCTTTGCCGAACAACTGAACAGCAAGCGCAGTCTTAGATGCACCATCCTCGTATGACTTAAATTTATCAGCAACCTCACCAAGAACTTGGCGAGTAGATTTAAGACTTCCATCAGCGTTTCTTGTGCTGATGTTCATTGCAACAAAAGCATCATTGCCATTCGCAATCGCGACAGACAATTTACTCATGCTTGTTTGCAATGCCCCGCTATCAATACCCGCCTGTCTAAAGGCAAGCTGAAGCCCTGCTACATCTTTGACAGCGACACCAATCTTCTGCGCCATCTTGTTTGTTTCGTCAGCCGCATCAATCGCGCTCTTAATCCATCCAGTAAAAGCCGCAACTGATAAGCCAACTCCAATTGCACCCAATGCATTAGCCGCCATACTTGCCGACTTCTGTATTGACGACATAGCAGAGGAAACAGAGTTCTTGGCTTTATCCAAATCTTGTTGGAGGCGAACAATGTTAGCCGCCATCTCGATTGTTAGTTGCCCGACTGTTGTTGCCATGACTTACCTTTTTGCCTGAATGAATGCTTTGAAAGCATTGCCGACTTTTTTGCTCACGATATTTCTATCGAACTCATTTATTGGATCACCGAATGGCGGCTCGCACTCTGGCTTTTCGCTCTCTTTAGCTTGCATCAAATATGCCTGTGACATTTGTTTGATCGCTCTATATTCCCAAGCTGTAAGCTCAACGCCTGTGCATTGTTGCCACGATATTATTTCTTTTGCGGTCAATGGTATTGAACCCATCCCGCCCATTTCTACCATGCCTAAATCTTGCCAATAGGTTATCACATATTCAGCATCACCAACATCAGGCATCAATGGCTTCCCGCCATTTTTCTGAATCTTCTCAGCGCGTGTTAACTCAGCTTGCTTATCACCTGATGCAACCGATTTCTCTTGCTTGACAACTGGGATTGATCTGAACCAAGCCAGTTGTCTCGCATAAAGACTTAGGTCTTCGATGATGCCTGAGTAAAATTTGCCCAATCACCAACGGCTTTATTTACTTGTTCAGTAATGAAGCCGATGGCTGAATCAAGATATGCGGCTTTAAACATTTCAACGCCTGTGAAATCTTTATAGCCAAAGCCATTGAAGCTGACTGTGCAAGCAGATAAGAACTCAGCATCAAGCTCGCGCTGTTCGCCTTCCTTCATCTTCTTTCCACCCTTCTTCACATACTCAAGAATCGCTCGGTTGCGAATACTTTGAGCCTTCTGAAAAGCCTTGGAGCCTGGTCCATAGACTGTGATTGAAAGTTGGTTTCCATTTACATCAAGCAACGCATCGCCTTCAACTGTTTCCAATTCAACGATGGCTGTGTCTTTAACTGCTAGTTCTGAGATATCAAACATTTTAGTAATCCTTTCGCGGGGAGAGTTATTGCCCTTGCTCGAATCAGCCGCACCCCGCGAAGGATGCGAACTGACCCGAGTAGGTGCGCGTGTTGCCATTTACGGCAATTCTTTAAGCGGCAAGAGATTCAACAATGCCAACTCCTGCGGCATTGGTTGTGATTTCCAATGTTGCAGTTGCAGTAGTGATTGAATCAACAGAGCCAACGCCTACTTTCCAAGACATGATTTGTGCGCGGAAAAAGTATTTGTCACCATTCTGTGTAGTCACCATAAACGAATAGTCGTTATCAGAAAGACTTGCGGCTTTCATAATAATCTGACCTGCGTCATCGGTGTCCAAACCCAAAGACAAAGTGATTGTGCCTTCGTTGAATGAGCCTTTGAACTTCTGTGTGCCACGCGAGCCAACTGGCATATGCGTGACCAAAGCATACTCACGACCAAACTCGCCCAAGTCGGTGACTTCACCAACGAGTGCGGGGACGGGAGATGTTGTAAACAGGGTTGTGTACCCTGCGCTGTTGAAGGTAGCGGGTGCTGACGCAGTAACACGGAGTGTTGTCCCTGCGGATGTGCGGACTGTCATGGTCTTTTCCTCTCGGTTTTAAAAAAAGCCCACAGGGATGTGAGCAGAATTTTCAAGCAAATGCCTGAAACTGTTATGTGTCTTACTCATAGTAGGACACCATGTAATCTGCGGATTGAGTCCAAGTACCAGTGTCTAAATCTTTTTCGGGTGAACCGAATAAATCTAGGCGACTACTGATAACTGTCTTACCCGCATAAACTTGTTGTAATTTAAAATCCATAGCCAAGCGGACTTGTTCATGGATTGCTTTTACCTCTGCCATTGTTTTGGCAAGAGGATTGATCTGCACTCTAGCTCGCGCCATCTGGCGTTCTGTTGCGTAATTTATGTGTGGCAATGGTATTGCATCAATGACTGTATAAACAAGCGCAGGAAAGGCTGTATTCTGCGGCAACTGAGACATTGCTTTGCGAGTGCTGACCAATGCTGTAATCCCTGCTGTGTTCAGCATTGCGGCAATTATGAGTTCTGGATTCATAATGATTTCACAATCTCTCGTCCGATTCGCATACGAATGTAATCAGCGACTTGATCAATTACCTCAGTAGTCCCACCATCAAATGCTTTACGCATAAATCCAGTTGGTCTTACACCTTCATGAACGGCTGTTTCAGAAAATACTTCTCCAAATTTTATCGCCTTTTTATTCTTTGGTGCAATCTTATATGGACCGCCTACTGTCTTTCCGCTTCCTTCATAAAAAGAAGCTGTGCCAAATTCAACAAACTTCGCATAAAAAGCATCACCGCCACCCGCAACAACTTGCGAAACAGCTTTTCCTTTTTTCACATTAGTTTTTACTTTAATGCTTTTCTTTAATTTTCCAGTCTTACCGACAGGTGCGGCATTTCTCGCACGATCACGATAGACATTAGCACCTTGACGCAATGCACCTCGCATGATGTTGGCTTCTATCTTTGCGGGTAACTCATCTAACATTTTCTGCAAGTCAGCAAGCCCGCTTATTGAAATGCTCTGATCACTGGCCATCTAAACTTCCCTCTGTGCAATCAAAGATAATAGTCTTATCGGACTCGTCAACATTCCATGATGCTGTGATATTAAAGATTCGTGTACCAAAAAGAATACGCCATGCGTCAGCATCAATGGATGGCAAGAACAATGCAGAATATCTTACTGTGACTCGATGTGTAATTTGAGACTCAACGACCATAGCGTTAGTTCTCATTTTTTCAGTACCACTCAACGGCTTAACTTCTGCCCATACTGTTCCGATGTTTGTCCAAGAATTTATTTCTTGACCATAAGCATCTAGCGTAGTGCTTCTACGCTGAACAGTAATTCGCTGTTGAAGTTTAGATATTCTCATTACGCACCCATGTTAATGCGATAGGGAGTCATCAAGTGAATCATGCCATAAGGAATTTGTGTAACGATATTTCCAACATTGATTGCTTCACGATTCTCATAAAGCTCACCAATGTATAACAACATCGCTTGCTTCAATGCAGTAGGCATCGGATATTCATTAGGGCTTAACCCATCTGTAAACCCTGCGGCAAATCTAACAATGACAGCGTTCGGAACTATCTTTGTATGAGGCCAAGTAGTTACAGGAAAAATCTTTGCAGGATTGCTATAAGAGTCAAAGATGTATTGATTGGCATTTAGTGTTTGAGTCGCGCCATTCGTATCTGTATAGGTGATGCTTGTAACTGAGTTAACTGGACTTGTTCCCAGTGGAATTTCATTTACAGGAAACTCATCAAAAGCCAATGCAAAAGTTGTTTGTGCAACAGTCAATTCAGTAAATGACTCAACTGCTTCTCGCGCTGTCTTGATCAATGCAGTTACCAAAGCATCATCAGGATGCGAGGCAGGAGAGCCAACAGCATCAAGACGCAAATGTAATCGAGCAGTTGCCAATGTGATTGGCTCTGTCGTTACTATGCTTGTGCGTTTAATTTTCCGAACTAATTGCGTCATTTAATTTTTCCTCTGGCTTATAAACCAAAGCATCATCACCAATCCACGATTTCAAAATTTTACCGCCAACATCCTTTGTTCCACGGAATTCTTTTGCGTGACCAACTCCAATGCCACCGCGACCTTCCATGCCCTTGATACCAAGAACACGATCACCACTAAACAAATGATTGTCACCATGCGCTTGCCATAGCAATACATCAATAAATTTAATCTGCGCTCTGCATACTGATCTGAATGTATCTAATGCCTGACCTCGAATAGCAGATGAGCAAAGACTGCTGTGCAAAGTATTGAACATTGGTCGATAAGATTTCTGAGGCAAGTTGTAATAGCGAGCATTAGCCTCACCAATTAACTCAGCTTTCTCAAACTTCTTATCAATTGTCTCGAGCCAATCAGCCGCATACCAATCGTCATCCTCAATGAATACAACTCTTTCATCTGCACCAACAACATCCATACCCGCCCGAAGATTACGCGCTTGCGTATTCATACCTTCTTGCCAGAATGGATTAGGTCTGATTACTTCTAATGTCCATTTCTTTTTGCTGAATGTGATTGGCTGTGCAACCTCACCATCATCAACAATAATCCAACGAACATCTCCTCTGTAAGTCTGCCGAGCCATCCACAGTTCGCAGATAGCCCACGCCTTCGGTCTTGCACCAGTAGCTGTCAATAAGGTCAACATACTTTAATTGCTTCCTCAAGCGTCATACGCTCAAAGCAAGTCAGGGCTGTCTGTCTGCTTGCGTTAATTACTCGAACACCTTCAGCTTGCAGATCAACTGCAAGTTGCGGAAACTTAGCTTGCCACATCTGGAATGGTTGATGATTTGTTAATCCTTCACCATGCTGACCAAACCAATGCGCTTCGCCTTTTGGTGAAAGCGAACAATCCAATCCTAGCAGAACAATTGTCTTTGCCCCCCATAGGTAAGCAAGATTGATCGCTTGATAACCACTATTACCGCCCTGATGGATTACGCCATTAGTGCCGAGTCCCTCTTTGTACTCAGACCCAATGCGGTTGATTTTGTACCTCTTGGCCGCCCCCTCGTCTTGAGTCCAACATTCTCCTTCGTATTCTGATTTGACTCGCTCAAAGTGGACTCGCCACCATTGTTCATCGCAAGCATATAAGCAGTCTGCGAATGGTGCTCTGCGATAGCTGTCATTGACTGCGATGGTCGCCCATCCTTGGTCTCCAACGATGTTGCAATCTTCCTCGGTGAGACTCGGTCCGCTTGCAATAATACAGGCGACACGCCCCGCCCATCGACCTGCGGTGCGGTCATATGAACTGATCTGGCGGTCGCCACTTGAGGGTTTACTATTTCAATCACACCAATTGATTGAAGATCGTCAGCAACTACTGACGGAACTTTTAGTCTCATCTTATTACTCACGCTACCAATGCGTGAATCTTCAAAATGAGTCAGGGCAATTATTTCAACTAATTCCATCGCGGGGTTATTTCAGTTAGTTTAACAATTACAAAACCCCCACACCGCGAGGCATGGGGGTCTGCTCAATTACAGATTGCCGTAAATGAAAGCGGATGGGCGATAGACTGTCAAAGCCAAACGCTCTTCTGCCAACAATGTCGCCATGTTCTTCTTGAAGTTGTCGCCATCTTCATAGGAGATTTGAACAGCGGCATCCATGCGATCCCAGATTTGTGCGCCCATAGTGAAGCCACCAACCAAGAACTTACCCGCAGTCATGCTGTTTGTAGCGATAACGCGCTTGCCCCAAATCAATGGTTGCAATGCGTTGATAGGACCATTCTCACCGCCAAAGATGTATTCACCATAAGTGGTCTTAGCGATTTCGATTGTTTCCCAATCAGCAGGATTGATAACAATTGTGTCAGGCATATAGTCAGACAATTGAGCCTGAGTAATCGCACGACGCAATGTATCCAACTTAGTGTCACCAGTAACACGACGGCTGTATGCTGTGTGATTGCCTGATGCTGTGATACCCGCGATTGTTCCGCTTGTACCAAGACCATTCAACAACTGATCTTCTTCTTCCAATTTCAAGCCATAAGTCAAACGACCATTGACATAAGATTGCAATTGAGGAGCATCATCCAACACCTGACGAGATACAGGAATGAAGTGAGCCAATGTCACCACAGGGGCGTTAGCCAATGTGAATGTAATTGCTGACTCAGGCTTCGTCACATTCTCACGCGCAGGGCTTGAGTATTGTGCGTTTGCATTGTTAGTAAACACATTCTCTTTGGTGTACTGAACCAAGTTAGAAGATGTGCGACCAACAGGCAATACATCACGAATAGTCAAAACGCGATTCGGATTGTTGATAATTCCTGGGACTCGGAAGTCAGCGACCAAAGGTTGGTTCTGACCAGTAGCATTAACGATTGCTGTCTTGGTTTCAATACGAGCAAACTTGCTACGACCTTGAGTCATTGCTTGGAAAGCATCGGACTTAACCAGTTGCTCACCCAATGAATCTTCAGCCTTCTGACCTTCTTTAGCAGAGTCAGACATTTTGCGCTCAAGTTCCAAACACTTCTCGGTCAACTCAGCCGCTTTAGAGCTAAGTTTTTCCATTGCGGATTTGGTTTCGTTTTCAACATTTTTAGAAGCCGCGATTTCGCCATTAGCTTTTTCCATCCATGACTTTAGTTCACGAGTGGTATTCAGCAATGTGCCTTGGGTTTCCGCTAGGGATTTAATTTCTGCGATATCAGACATGGTATTTCCTTTTAAAGAGTCCGAGATGATTTAAGATTCTCAGCGATTATTCGCTGAAGTTCACTTGGCAATTGCAATTCCTCGGACTCACTCCGAGCAAACAAACGCTTCGCACGACTTGCCGTAGCCGTAGCGAGCGACTTCGAGAAACCTCCTGCCTCACGCAAGAAGTCCTCAAAATCCTTGATGCTTTCGATTTGATCAAGAGAAGTCTTAACGCTAGTTAAGTCAACGCGAGCCATATCGTCAGCAGGGAAAGTTACGACTGACACTTCTGCCAGATCGCTAATGTTCTTGATCACGCGAACAGTTTGTCCGTTGATCTCAGAAAATTCTACATCGCTTGACTTCAGCATATATCCAATGCTCAAGCCATCGACTGTTTCATGTTGCATTGCGGCTTTAACAATCGCGGCTTCAGGATTGCCCATTGTTAATTCGCCTTCAATGTATAGACCCTTCTGGTCTTCTGTCATCTTAGTCCACTTACCAATCGGCACTTCCCAAGATTTATGATTGACAAACATCTTTGGCATACGAGCAGAGCCATTCATCACGGCATCAATGACGGACTTATAAGCACCCGCCATGATTGTGTCGCCATAACTATCAATGCCGCCAAAGGTTGAAGCATAGCCTCCGAACTTGCCGCTTGATGCGTCTGCAAATTTAAGACTAACGCTGTTTAATAAAAGTTGCTTTCTTGCAATCATCTTACTCTCCGAATCTTGTATCTTAGCCCATTCACGATCTGCCCAAGTCTTTCCTGCATCACCGCCCCACAATGCCCAAGCGATGCGACCATTACTGGGATAGCCATCTTCACCCTGACGGAAACCTTCCGCTTGCTTATCAACTTCGTGTCTAGCAAAGTATGAAACCATGCGACCAATTGTGTCGTCAGATAAATCTTTTTTGTTAACAATGTCACGCGCCCTTGCAATGCCAACCTCTGTACCACCGCGACCAAACTCGCTACGCCAATCAAGCCCACGCTGTGCTTCTTCAGCCATCGCATTATTGGGAACTGGCATTGCCTTGGCTTCCTAATTGAGTGATTGGTGCAAGGTTTAATTGAGCAGTCAGTTCATCACCGCCATCCATCTTTGGCAAGTTCTCTAACTGTCTCCATTCGTTGCGAGTGTAAAGTCCGTTCTGTACGCCTTTAGCTCCTGCATCCAAACGATCAGCAAGTGAGCCGCGCAAGATTGCATCAAGAGAAAACTCAACGCTGTAAAGCTCGCGCTGTCCGCTTGTTAAGACTCTACGCTCTAAGCATTGCTCAAGTGACTCGAGCATTGGGCGCAATCTGAATTTGTAGAAGCCTTCGATAAGTTGACTGATACCAGTTCCCCAAGTTGTTGTCTTGGCTGTATCGTTAATCATCACAGAGGAAATGCCGAACCATCTTGCAATATCTTCAACTGAGAACTTGCGCGTATCAAGCAATTGCAAATCAGCAGGAGTCAAACTCAATGGCTCAAACTTTGCACCCGCTTCTAAGACTAGCAAGTCATCATCTGAACCTTCAGTCAATCCGCGATAATTATTTCTGATTGATGTACGCTGTGCCTCGGTCAAGAGCTTGTCAATCATAAAGACCCCAGGTCTTTTGCCCGACTTGTTATAGACATCTGCTGTGTGGTTCTGCGCTGAGATAGCGATGCCAACAGAGTTACGCATATAGTCAAGACGGCTCATGCCAATGATGCCATTGCCTTTATCGCGCCAATGGAAGATTGACTTCTCGTCGTAGACCGCTACTTGTCCTTCGTATTGGTATTTGTAAACGACTGTTTTATCAGCGAGAACATCAACCTCAACTTGATCTGAAGCCAGAGGCCACATCTCAATAACTTCTCCCGCATCATTGCGACTGAGTCTTGCATAAGCATTACCTCTTAATAAATAGTTCATCACCATGAATTGCCAGAACTCCATCGGAGTGTGACGACGATTTGGTGATGTGTGAAGCAATGTCCAAAGCGGTGTGCCGCGAGCTAGAGTCTTGTGTCCCTCCATGCTTGCGTCTTTTTTGTAAACAAACAATGGCAATGATGCGATGTTGTCTGTCAGTAATTCAATTGATGCCCATACTGCGGACACTTGCAATGCACCATCAATGCCGTAGTCTCTGTTGCTGTCATAGACTCGCGTGAATGGTTCGCCTAATTGAACGCCATCTTGTTGACCAGTTGAGCCAACATTGCCGAACCATCGACGTAGGGATTGATAAAGTGTTGCCATTGGATTATTGTTTCATTACAAGAGGTGCATCTAAGAATCCGTTAAGATCGCCTTCAGTTTGTTTGGACATACCCGCAACGCCAATAGCCATTGCTAATGCGACCGCACCATCGATGCGCCCTGTTGCTTTTGCTTTATTTAACTTTCTATTTCCTGCCGCATCTTTTTCAACTCGAGCATTTGCCATACACATAGTCAAAACTGGATGGCCTCCATGCGCTAACTGTTCATTCAACAATGCTGTCTCCAAAGAATCAATCGCAGGAGCCATGTCCTTGAAGCCCTGTCCGAATGGAACTAAGGGTAACACAAAGCCAAGCTCGGTTATTTCTTTCTGCAACAAATCAAAACGCCAACGATCAAAACCGACAGCAACAACATTGCAATCAACCAATATATCCATCATCTCTTGAGCAACAACTTCGTAATCAATTGATGCGCCCAAGATTGTTCTTATGAATCCTTGGCTCTGCCAAATGTCATAAGGTGCTCTGTCTTTTCTTGACCTATCAGCCAATCCTTTTTCTGGTGTCCAGAAGATTGACTTAACGTGCCACTTGTCTCGCCACGCAATCATGACCATCGCGGTCAAGTCATTCTTACCAGACAAGTCCAATCCGATATAGACTGGCTCCTCATAAAAGACCGACTCGTCAGGCTCAGAACTATTGAGAATCCAAACGCCTCTGCTTACGAATGGGGCAACCATCTCAACTCGCTGATTCAACACAAGGTTGCGAAAAGTCGGTTCGAAACTCGGCATCCGCTTTGCTCTAGCGGCTTGCTCAACAACATCATCTAAACTTCTGAAGTGACCAAGCGCGGGATTAGCCGCTTGCCATGCCACCTTATCTTCTAGGTCACAATCCTTTGCCGCCTCATACAGATGGCAAACGATATTCTTGTCTTCACTTGTCTTTGCATCATCAAGCCAGATGCTAAACAAGTCTGCATCATTCGGTGCTTGCGTACTGATAGCAATCAACAACGGATGGTCATGCGCTCCTTGGCTTGTCGTGATTGCATCCACAAAATCACTGTGCGGACCACGCACCTGACCAAGCTCATCCAAGATCGCAAGCACAGGAGAGAGGCCATGCGCTGTTTTTCCCTCTGCACTAATAGCTCGGTACTCGGTATTTAATGGAATGCCAACGAGCTTCTTTGAGCTTGGCACTTCTTTGATAATCGATCTTAGCTCCGCAGACAACGCCACTATCTTTGATGCAAGGTCATACACGATTGCCGCTTGCTCTCGACTCATCGCGCCACTAATAAGCTGACTGTTTCTTTTGGCTTCAGGTCCAACAAGGTGAGCAAGAAGCAAGCAAGCGATCAAAGCTGTCTTACCATTCTTGCGACCGATGCTCAGATAACCGCGCCTTGTCCCATGCGGGTTGTCGTAAACATCGAGAATAAATTTTTTCTGAAAGGGATCAAGCACCAAGTCTTTACCAACATTCGCGCCACTAGGAACTTTGCAGTAGCGTTCAATGAATGCAATGACCCTGCCACCGCGAGTAACTTCTGTTTTCATCGTGCGATCAAGTCATCAAAAGTATTGAATTGCTTAGAGAACTTACCTTGTTCAACGCCCTGACCATTCAATGTTCTCGGGTCTTGCGCTGTCTGGTTGAGGCTCAAGCTACGAATGATTGCAAGTTGTTGCCTCTGTAACGAGTCAACAATGCTAATCAAAGGGTTTGGAATCGGTGTGCCGCGATCATTTTTAACAATGATGCCTGTGCGATCAAGAGATTGCTGATGCTTTCTAATGTCCGCTTCAAGTCTGACCGCTTTTGCAACCAGTAATAAATCAAAGTCTCGCCATCCCTCGCGTGCGCGCGCGCGCGTGAACTGTCCCCAAATTATAACTTCATCTTCGTTGCGTAGGACAACGCCTTCAGGTAATGGGATTTTTTCAGAGAGCTCACCGACTAACTGAACAATTTTTTCAACGCTATTCAAGCCCTGAAGTTGGTTTTTTGCCACAGTTCAAGCCTTTTTTACGGAAGTTTTTTTTACAAGTGG